AGAAAAGTATTAACTGAAAAAGAGAAACAATTAGAAAAACTTGCCAATGAAAAAGATTGGGAAGAAGTAGATAAGGAAACAGATAAATAGTATTATGACCACTACAAACACATATAGTAGGCAACCAACAAAATTAGATTACGCTAGCCCTACACAGTTTAAATTCAATGTAATTAAACTACCAAAAGTGACATATTTTTGTACGGCAGTTAATGTGCCAGGTATTAGTTTAGGTGGTACAATAGATCAACAAACAAGATTTAAAGACATACCACAACCAGGCGACAAGTTAACTTATACTGATTTAACTATGACATTTCTTGTAGATGAAAATTTAGAAAATTACCAAGAGATACACGGTTGGCTCGTAGGTTTAGGTTTTCCTAGAGATCATACAGAGTTTCAAAATTTAGTTGGTTCTGGTACTGATAGATTTCCAATATCAAATACTAGTGTTTCAACTGAACCTGGAAAGGTTAAATATGGCACAACAGACCAAGGGCCAACTCTTTCAGACGCTACATTAACAGTATTGTCTAGTAAGAACAACCCACAAGTAGAAGTAAGATTTAGAGATTTGTTTCCTGTTTCATTATCAGGATTACAATATGACCAACAAGCAACAGATGTAGAATATCTAACATCACAAGTAACTTTTAGATATACAATATATGATTTTGCTAATGTTGGTTCTTCAACAACAACTGTTACGACCTCTTAAAAAGCTTTACTTTTTAAGGGTGATGTGATAAAATAGGTATATTATGGATTTAGAAAAATTACAAGAACAAGCCGATAAAGACCTTAAAATTAATGATACTGAACTTGATTTAGAATCATTAAAAACACCTCAATTACACAACCAATATATGAAGCACTTAACAAAGTATAAGTTAATGTTAAGTCGTGCTGAAACTGAATATAATATAATGAAAAAGGAAAAGTGGGAATATTATACTGGAAAGGCTGACGCCTCTGTATATGCCGAAAAACCTTTTGATTTAAAAATATTAAGAACTGATATAGACAAATATTTAGATTCAGATATTGATTTACAGAAACAAAAACAAAAAGTAGATTACCTTGATACAGCTGTTGAATTTTTAGATAGAACAATTAGACAGATAGGCAATAGAGGATTTACTATTAAGAACGCCATAGACTGGAGAAAGTTTACTAGTGGCGCTATCTAATGACAGCTACTCGATATTTAATTATAGATAAACTAGACGAAGTATATCTTAAAATTGAAGCAGACGCCGATATAAGACGAGAGTTAGGCGAATACTTTACTTTTGAGGTACCTGGTTTTAAGTTTATGCCACAATTTAGAAATAGGGTGTGGGATGGAAAGATTAGATTATTCTCTTATGCTACAGGTAAAATATACACAGGTCTATATCACTATATTATAAATTGGTGTGCCGAAAATAATGTACAGGTTGTTGATGGTACTAAAATTAAAGACACAAATGTTGACGATAAAAAAATAGATCATTTTATAAACGCATTAAAAATACCAAACATTGAAGTAAGAGATTATCAGCGAGAGGCCTTTATTCACGCTGTTAAAAAAAATAGATGTTTGTTGTTGTCGCCAACTGCCTCTGGTAAATCACTTATCATTTACCTGATAATGATATTTAACTTATTAAGATTAAAAGAAAGTAAGCAAAACAAGATACTTATTGTTGTGCCTACCACATCATTGGTTGAACAGTTGTTTAAGGATTTCAAAGATTATGGTTATAATAGTGAAAGAAATGTACACAAGATATATCAAGGCCACGATAAAGAAACAAATAAAAGAGTTATAATAACAACTTGGCAGTCAGTATATAATATGCCTAAAAAATGGTTTTCAGATATAGGTACTGTTATCGGTGATGAGGCACACTTGTTTAAGGCCGTTTCTTTAACAAAGATAATGACAAAACTTACAAAATGTAAATATAGAGTTGGGTTAACTGGTACTTTAGACGGCACAAAGACACACAAACTTGTTTTAGAGGGCCTCTTTGGTAATGTAAATAAGGTAGTATCAACAACGGAACTTATGGAGAAAGGCAAACTTGCTGATCTTAAAATATTCTGTTTGGTCTTACAACACGGTAAAACGGAAAGAGACTTTATAAAAGGCAAAACATATCAGGAAGAGATGGACTTCTTGGTATCAAATGAAAAGAGAAATAAGTATATAAGAAACCTTTGCCTATCTTTACAAGGTAATACATTATGTTTGTTTCAATATGTAGAAAAACACGGTCAAAAACTAAAAGAAATGATAGAGGAAAAAGCAGATGATAAAAAAATATTTTATGTTCACGGAGGCGTTGAAGCGGAAGAGCGAGAAAAAATTAGATTTATTACAGAAAAAAGTGACAATGCTATTATTGTTGCGTCCTTTGGGACTTTCAGTACAGGCATTAATATTAGGAATCTTCATAACATTGTTTTTGCTAGTCCTTCTAAATCTAGGATAAGAAACTTACAATCAATTGGTCGTGGTTTAAGATTAAAAGATAATGATTCGTCAGCAACTTTATATGATATATCAGATGATTTGACACACAAAGAAAAAGAAAATTACACCTTGGCACATTTTAGAGAACGGATAAATATTTACAATGAAGAAGACTTTGATTATGAAATACACAACGTGGATCTAAAGTAATGCATCAATCTATGGAAAATGTTAAAATAGTAAAACTAGTAAACGGTGACGATATAGTTTGTTCCTTTCCTAAAGAACAAACGGAACAGAAATCGCCTTTGCTTAGAATTGTTAAACCTCTATTAGTAAAGTATGTACCTCAACTTACCTCGGTAGGTATAAAAGATTATATTGCTTTAATTAAATGGGCGGCCTATACAACAGACAAGATTATTACTATTCCAAAAGATAAGATTATGACCATTACCTCTGCTAGTACAGAAATGAGTAAGAGTTATAATCATATGGCTGATAACTATGATAAAATTGATTCACCTCAAAAAGACCAGTCGTCTTATAAAAGAACGGCCTTGTCTAAAGAAGATAATCACAAACTTAATGAGATATTTGATGAAATTACAGATGATGAATATAGTGAACACACTCCACCATTATTTAAAAAGAAAACTCTACACTAGGTTACCAAAGGGATCAGGAGCTCCTACTCAAAGGGCTACACCCCTATTATACACAGAAAAGAAAAAAAGTCAATGCTCCCTCTGGCCATTGACAAATAGAACAATATAGAGTATATTATATATTATGAAAAGATCAAAAAAGAAACCGGAACATTACGTAGATAATAAGTTATTCTTGGAAGCAATGAAAGAATATCGTAAATCGGTAAGCAAATCAATAAAAGAAAAGAAAGACAAACCACCTGTAACCGATTATATTGGTAGTTGTTTTTTAAAAATAGCCAATCACCTTTCATATAGACCAAACTTTATTAATTATACATTTAGAGACGATATGATTAGTGATGGTATTGAGAACTGTTTACAATACTTGGACAATTTTAATCCAGCTAAATCAAACAATCCTTTTGCTTATTTTACACAAATTATATACTTTGCTTTTATTAGAAGAATACAAAAAGAAAAAAAGCAAGTAACCATTAAACAAAGACTAATACACGAAAACAATTTAGATGACTTTTCCTTACAACCAGGTGATGATGGTGGAGAATTTAAGAGTCAGTTTAGAGAATTTTTACAAAAGAATACAAAGTTAGAAGAACCTATTAAGAAAGACAAACCAAAAAAACGTAAAACTAAAACTGGTCCTTTAGGATAATTATGAAAATAGCATTACTAAACGACACCCATTTTGGTTGTCGAAACGACTCACCAGCGTTTATGAACTATCACAATCGTTTTTATGATGAGATATTTTTTCCTTATATAGAGAAGAATAATATAAAAACACTTGTACATTTAGGTGATGTTGTTGATAGAAGAAAGTTTATCAACCACAATACAGCACATAACTTTAGAGATAAGTTTTGGCATAGAATATCCGATTTACAAATAGACACACATATTATCATTGGTAACCACGACACTTATTACAAGAACACAAACGAAGTAAATGCTATTGAAAACTTAAACATAGGGCCTGATATAAAGATTTACACACAACCTAGAGAGGTTGATTTTGACGGCACACTTATACAATTCTTACCTTGGATTTGTGATGACAACTATGATGATTCAATACACGCTATAGATCACTCAAATGCCGATATATGTTTTGGTCATTTAGAGATAAAAGGTTTTGAAATGCATTCTGGTCATATGAACGAACACGGTTTAGAATCAGGTCAATTTAAAAGATTTGAAAAAGTAATATCTGGTCACTTTCATAAAAAATCAGATGATGGCCACATTTATTATCTAGGAACACAATACGAGATTATGTGGTCAGACTATAACTGTCCAAAAGGTTTTCATATATTTGATACAGAAACAAGAGAGTTAGAAAGAATAGACAATCCTCTAAAGATATTTAAAAAGTTTATGTATGATGACACCAAGTACGATTACACACATCAAAGATTAGAAAATTATGATGGTTGTTTTGTTAAGTTATTTGTGTCTCAAAAAACAAACGAAGAAATGTATAGTAAATTAATTGAGAAATTTTACAATGAAATAAATGTACACGAACTTGTAATTGTAGAAGACCCTACTGATATTAGAACAACAGTAAGAGAAGACATACTAGACCAAGGCGAGGACACACTTACCTTTTTAAACAACTATATTGAACAAGTAGATAGTGATTTAGATAAAAGTAAACTAAAAGAATTTGCTAAAGAACTTTATGTGGAGGCAAGTGAATGAAAAAAATGGATTTAAGTAAATTTCATAAAACCGAAGAAGAATCAGCCCCAGAAACATTTGATAATAAAAAAGGTACAGTAGGATTTAGTTATATGAATTGGGGGCCTTTTGTTTTGAAAACAAAAATGCCTGATTACATTGTCAAAAAGTTAAAAACCGAAGGCAATAAAGCAAAGGTATCTTACAATGCTCATCTAGCCGGCCAGATAGATAATCAGTTTTTATATCCACAAAAAGTACAAGAATGGTTTTATACAGAGATAAACCCCATAATACAATCATACAGAAAAGGCCATTGTGGTTTTCACGGCATAGAAGAAATAAATTTAGAGTTAAGAGCAGACGATTTATGGGTTAATTATATGAAAGCTGGCGACTTTAATCCTAAACACACACACGGTGCTGATTATTCATTTGTATTATTTTTAGATATACCAAAAAAACTAGAACAAGAACAAAGTATGTTTGAAGGCACATC